CATAAAAATAAAGCTTGTGATGGTAGAATGTTAATATTAAATACATGCTTGCATAGAAAAGAGAAGTACTCTGGCCTAGTCATTAGCCATATTAAACGTAAGTGATAATCTTCGTCATTAAACGACACCATCTTAAATGGGTTGATTAGGTCTTCTTTGTTTACATCATCAAGATTTAACCAAGCTTCATCTATTTTTTTTAAATTGTTTTTCATTTATAAATCCCATCAACAAACCCATAATAAACAGCTTCATCTGCCGTCATGTACCAGTCTCCACTGTGAAACTTTCTTTTTATATATGATTTAGTTTTTGATAGATTATAGCCTCTTTCTTTAAAGAAGTTGCCACTTTTATAGCATCTGTCTGCATAAATACTTAACATAGTCTCTGCGTTTCGCTTGTCCACTAAAGCATAGTTTTGCGAGCTTAAATAATCACCAGTTAAATCGCTCGACCCAAAATGACTCATAAAAATAGAACTAGGAGTAATCATCCTTTTTGTGGCTGATTGTATGATTAGAGTACCCATTGAACAAAGTTGACCATACCCTATAAAAGTTGTTTTGCATTTGCAATTTTTAATACAGTCGTATATTCCCATTCCAGAATACCAACAGCCACCGGCAGTCTGCATGTGTATGGTTATAGGTTCTTTACTTTGGTTTTTTAATAGATTTATATTTTTAATAAATGCCTGAAGCATTCTATGGTCAACGCCAGCAGATTCGCCAGAGTCATCAAACTCATTTATGTATATGTGTCTATTTTTTACATCTATATTATAGGTGTGTATCTCACCTACAGTGTCTCTATTATTTGTCATAGTTACTCCAGTGCATATTTTTCATTTATTCTTTTTAAGATACTAAGCACAGTCCATTTGGCGTTCTTTTTAGAATCACAAAATATAACATTTACATTATGATTTATTTGCAACTCCATAAGAAATCTTAACATGTATTTATTTGTAACTCTAAGGTTTTTTATTTCACGGTCTGGAACGTCTGAGCCTTCTGGAAAATCCATAAGGTTGGTTAATGAAAATTCTAAAACTAGAAACTTGTGAGGGAATTCTTTCATTCTCTCTATTTCTGCTTCAAACCTTTTTCTGCTTATACCAACATTATTTGCAAGCTCTACAACGCTAGCTTTTCTTTCTATGCAAATTTTGTCTTCAAGACCTTCTATACTGTAGTCTCCAGTGTCTAATTTTCTATTTACCATACCTTTACATACATGGTATTTGCTTTCAGACGCTGCAAACGTATATCCCTGTTTTTCTCTTGTGTCTTTTATTATTGTAAAAGGTCTAATTTTAGGCACTGTTTTTTCTCGCTATACTTTGAAATAAGGATTGATAAAATGATTCGTGTCCGGTAACTTTTTTGTGGCAGTAATAACACAATGTAATTCCATTATCAATATCAAATCTCAAAGCAGAAGCACTTGCCCACTTTCTGATATGATGAGCATTTAGTCGTTTTTTACTTTTACATCCCGGCATTTGACAACAAAAGCCATCTCTTTTATATACTTTTATTCTCCAGTCTTTGTACACTGGATCGTTAAAATCTCTTTTGGTCATGACAGATCACTCATAACCATCATTTTTACTAAATCTTCAAAAGAATGCTTTGGAGTCCAACCTAATTTTTCTTTTGCTTTTTCGCAGCTACCTTTTAAATAGTCTACTTCTGCTGGTCGATAAAATTCTGGATCTTGAACTACGAAATTTTCCCATGAAGATAAACCTACACATCCAAATGCAGTGTCTAAAAATTGTTTAATAGTATGGGTTTCTTCTGTACAAACAACATAATCGTCTGGTGACTCTTTTTGCAGCATTAACCACATAGCCTCACAGTAATCACCTGCATAACCCCAGTCTCTAAACGCTTCTAAGTTACCGAGTCTAAGTTTGGGAAATGAAATCTCTTTTCTTTCATCAGCATATAGATTGTCTGAATCTTCTAATAGGTTATTAGGAAGAACACCATTTGAATTAGACCATTTTATGAAATCTCCTAACCATTTAGTAATTTTTCTAGTGACAAAGTTTTCGCCCCTTCTTGGACCTTCGTGATTAAATAAGATGCCAGCGCTTGCATGTAAGCCATAGCCTTCTCTATAAAGTCTAACCATGTAGTGAGCGGCACATTTAGCGATAGCATATGGGCTTTGAGGCATAAATTTAGTATTTTCATCTTGAAACTTTTCTTTGATCAGCCTATCGTCATAGTCATAATCTGATTTTTTCTCGTCGTAGTTTTTTCCAAACATTTCACTAGAGCTAGCTTGGTAAAATCTACAGTTTAGCATATCTAGATCTACAATCGACTGTAAAATATTTAGACATCCTTTGCCAGTAATATCCCAAGTTAATGCAGGTTGTTTAAATGATACAGCTACGTGGCTCTGTGCGGCTAGATTGTATACCTCTTGTGTGTCTTTGTTCTCTTTTAGGATTCTTGTAACAGAATGTACATCTGTAATATCCCCACTAACTAAAGTAAAGTTTTTATTTTTTAAAATATGTGATATTCTAGATGTGTTATCTACGCTTACTCTTCTAGTTACGCCTACAACTTGATAATCTTTTTCTAAAAGAAGGTCCGCTAGATGACTTCCATCTTGCCCAGTGATCCCAAAAATTATAGCTTTTTTCATTTCCTGATTTTCCTTGTAATTAATTATTTCTAAGAGAAATACAATATATGTATATTTATGTGTTCTTGTATATTCAGTAGTCCCTAAAGAATCCAGAATCTTCCGATCCAAAGTAGCCTTTTATATTAATCAATTATAAATTCACCTAATTTAAAATTCGTTACCGGTCGAGTATGTGCGTCTGTTTGAAAAAATATTGGACCTGTTTTCGGTGTCAAAAACAATTTCTTTTTTGAGTCGCGTGCCAACTCTTTGTCGTGCCAGTTAGTCTTGCTTATTGATTTATTGCATAGATCTATATAGTATTTGGCAGACTCGTCCGTTGGTATTAGTACAGCATGTGCAGATAGTGAATTTTTAACTCTATAGTAATTATCGTCATGTGATTCAAGTTCAAGTCTTCCTTGTCCAGCATTATGTAAACTAAGTCCAAGGTATATTAATTTAGCATCTTTATTTATTTCTAGGTCAAATGGAAAGTCATTTACAAGTTCTACATCATCTTCTAGTATTAAAAGTGGAAACCTATTTGCTTCTACTGCAAACTGCGTAGCATCTCTATGTGCGCCTGAAACTATATTTACAGTAGCCACTCCATTTTGAACTGGAACAGCAACCCTTTTGTATGGCAACCCTAAGCCCGAAAGCTTTTCCTCCATTGATTCTCTTTTACCATTAAAATTAGGATGTTCAGAATTTATATAATATATAAATGAATCGCTAATTTTATTCATCTGCCAACACCTTCTCACCGCTTATATTTATTAATTTATCTTTATGTTCTTTTAATTGTTCTTTTATCGTAGACACATCTAGGTCCATACTTCTTGTGTATCCTATTCCTGATTTATCACTTACTGCGAATGGAAAATCTTCTCCTAGTACAGCGTGAGGTGGGTTAAAGTGGAAGTACTTGTTTAGGTAGCTTTCATCATTCCACGGTGGTTCATGTGGTATCTTTTTATCCTCTAGCTGCCACGATCTCAACAACTCACATAGATTTGTAAATTTAACTCTTTCTCCACCAAAGAAAGCGCCATAATAATACATTTGCGGCAAGTCTGTATCAACTGGCACATACGCTTTTGATCTTGGGTTTCTGTCAAAGGGTTTGTCGTCTTTCATCCAACCCCTATTTCCAAAATGCTCTCCTCCAACCAGATCACCAATCATTTTATTCATAGTAAAATTTTGGTTTACACTTGTATCTGCATCAAAATAATAAAGATAATCTATGTCTTCACTCTTTAATTTTGCTAGATTTCTAAATTTTGAATTGGTGCCTTCCACCCAATTTTTGTGGGCATCGTAATGATATTTTATATCTATGTTGTCTTGTAAATAGTCTTTTGGGTCTGTGTCAGAAAAGAAATAAAACTTAATGTGGTTGCCACCATTGTAAAAATGATGAAACCTTTTTATGAACTTTATACCAAGTACAAAGTATGCATTAGTAGCGACTATTGCAATACCTATCTTCATTAGTCTTTCACTGTGTCAGGAGTAAGAAAGGGCTGATCAACAGACTCGTCTGTATATTTATGAAAATGAGAAAGCCGCTCTTTTTCTTTTTCCATTGATAGTCTCATTTTCTCCATTGTAATGCCGTACTCTCTAGTCAACTCAGGGTTAGTAGCAAGGTGTGTAAGCCAACTTGTAAAGTTATTTTTGCTGTCTTCCAGTCTTTTCACCCTTTGCTCTCTGGTTGCCTTCATTTCTTTGAGCATAGAATTTTTCTTGGTTTGTAGCTCTCTGTAATCTTTATTTAGGGACTCCTGAGAAGCTTTGTAAGAGGCCACTTGCCGCTCCATGTTGAATATCAAGTCAGCATCCTGAGTCTCTCTAGAGTGCGACCTCTCGGCCTCCAGCATGGTCTCAAGTCTTGATATCTCTTGTATGTTTGTTTTGTTTCCTTCAAGTGACCTATTCATAAGTAGTTCTAATTTTATAAGGTCAACTACTTGCATTTCTTCTGTAGGAGTAACATCGTCTTTGAATTGAGAAACCACTCTGGACCAATGATATTTAAATAGCTGTAATTCTTCATCTGTAAATTGTTTTTTAAGTTCATTCCAGTATGGCCGTATTGTAAGCTCGTATTCAGCTTGCCGCTGTGGATCGTGTGCGTCTAACCACGAAGGATTTTTAAAGTCACCGCTG